TGTCCACCCTGCAGGTGTCTCGGAGGAAGTCTGCCGGGAGGCGCTTGTCGAAGCTGTACCGCTCCAAGGTGTAGGAGCCGAGGCCGCTGGCGTTGGTTGACTGGGCCTGCCGTTCGTGCTCCGGGGTGATGCCGTACCTGGCCAGGATTTCCTTGTAGGCCTCTTTCGTGTCGATGCCCTGGTACTTCGCCCAGAAGGTGACGAAGTTCCCGCCCTCATCCTCTGCAAAGCAGTGCCACTTCCCGGTCTTCAGGTCAACGCTGAAGCTGTCGTTCCTGTCCTGGTGGAATGGGCAGAGTCCGACCAGGTTGTCCCCTGTGATCTTGTATTTCTGAATGACGGCGGTGTATTCCGCTCGGTAGTCCACGACTTGGTCGAGGTTTACACTGTCCAAAGATGCCATTAAATCACCGCCTGTCCTTTGCTTGTAGTTTCATGGAGTTTTCCATGGGGAGGGGGAGGGTGCCGGGTGGACAGCACCCTCCCCGGCGCTCTTAGTCGAAGGGGAGGACGGGATCGCCGCCGGTGGCCGGGGCGTCCTGGAACTGGGGGGCGTTGGCGTCGGAGGTCTTCTCCCCAGTGAGGGCCTCCCATTCCTCATCGCTCATGGGGGATACGTCCACGCCGCCCTTGGCGGTGCGGGGCTGGGCCTGCTCTGTGGCCGGTGTGTAATCGTCCAGGGTGATGGCCACGCTCTGGTACTGCTCCTTCACCTGGCGGCGCAGGGCGATGGCCTGGGCAGCGATGGCTGCGGGGAGAATGCCGCCCTTTTTGATGACCACCTTGCTGTAGGCGACGCCATTGGCATTGGTGGCTTTCTCCAGAGTGAAGCGCAGGATCATGCCGGTGTAGGGGACGCCTCCGGCCAGGATTTTTGCCAGTTGCCGGTTGACGTCCTTGATGGAGGTGGGCGGAACCGTCAGGAGGTAAAGGTTCGGGTCTCCGCTCATCATCAGGTAGAGGCGGCGCATATTTTTGCAGGCCTTACCCCGGCCCTGCTTTCCGGTCTGGTCGGCCCCGGAGCCGTACTCATTGTAGGGGCATCCCTCGCAGGAGCGCAGCTCTCCGGTGTCCGTCCAGATGGCGGTCTTACCGTCCATGCTGGCGCAGGCGGGGGGCTGGTTCTGATCCTCCCCGGAGCCGTAGGCCCCCGGCCAGAATCCGTTGGCCCGGTGGGTGAAGATCACCACGCCGTCGATCTGCTTCATGTATTCGGCATCGTCTTCCTCATCGGTCTGCACCTCGTAGGCGAGGCCTCCGCCAGAGGGGATCTTGATCTTCAGGCAGGTGATGCCGCTTTCGGGGTCGAGGTCATCCATCTCATCCTGCAGCTCCGCCAGAAGCTCCGGGTCGATGCCCTCGTACCGGTTCATCAGCTGGAAGTTGTCAGCGACCGCCAGGGCGGTTTCATTCTTTTTCGTGGCCATGCTTATTCATCCTCCGTTTCAGTGTTGTCAGTGGGGTCTGCGTCCTGGAACTGGGCGGCGCTGGCCCATTCCTCCATGGGGGTCACTTCCTCGCTCCGGGCGGCGTTCTCCGCCTCATAGAGATCCCGCAGGGTGCGGCGCATCTCCGCTGCCGCCTCGATCATGGTGGCCGCTGCCTCCAGGGTGCTATTGCAAATACTGGAGACGGCCTCGATGGCGGGGTAGTTGGCGTCGGGGAGCGTCCCCAGCAGGATGGACGTGTCCCCATCGATGGCCTTGACGGCCTTTTTGATTTTGGCCAGCCGCTCTGCCGCAATGCCGAAGGCCTCATGGCGGTTTCGGACGGCGGTAGGGGCCTCACCGCAGGCGGTGATCATCTCCCCGGCGGTCTTGACGGTGTCCTCCGTCAGCTGGGCGATGGCCTTATCGAGCTGCCTCCGGGTGTCCAGCTCCAGCTGCTCATATTCTTCTCTCATCTCTGCATCCTCCTGGCCTCTTTCCGACGGGCCACGTCATTGTAATCGTAGGTCTTGATGACAGCCTCCAGGGCCTCCGAAAGCTCCCCGTGTTCCTCCGCGTAGGCGCTCATGGTGGATTGGAGCGTCCTGGCGTTGACCGTCTCCACGATGATGTCGCCGAGACCTTCTTCCCGCAGGGTGCTGAAGAAGTCGGCTCCGGTCTCTGCCATTTCCGCCTCCGACCGCTTGCTGTAGGCGGTCTTGCTCTGGAGGGTGAAGGTGTAGCCGCCGGTGGAGATCCGGGGGCAGTCATCGTCGATCATCTGCTGGGTGATCTCCAGCTTTGCCGCCTCGATGGCGGCGGTGTTTTCTTTGGTCAAGGTGGCCAGCTCATCCTTTCGCTCCAGGAGGGCCTGGTATTCCTTGACCATGTCGAGCAGGGTTCTCATTGCCGTTCATTCCTTTCGCTGAATTCTGAAGCCCTGGTGGGCCGTCAGTCTGGTGTGCGGAGCCGGTGCTTACCGCCTGCGCTCCATGGGCTGCTCCATCATCTTCAGGCGCTGGCACTTGCCTTTGGAATAGGCCATGCAGCGCGATCCGGCGCAGACCTCGAAGCGTTCATGCATGGTCTGTTTTCCGGTGAAGCCGTTAGTCTCCCGATCAACCGTTTTCTTGAACGGGCACAGTTTCCGTTCCTCCATGGGTGGTTCCCTCCCTTTCGTAGTTATCCTTCATGTGACTGTTCCGGCGGCAGCAGGAGCACTTCTGGTGCCTTGCCTCTTTCCCGCCTGGTCGCCATCGGCACCCGGCGCACCCGCTGTCGCTTACTTCCTGCGGAGTACCAGCCGCTGGAGGCCGTCCGGGCCGGTCTCCAGGCCAATGGCCCGGATCGCCCAGGCCCTGGCCCGTGCTTCCTCCGGGTGCCACCCGCAGTGGGCGCAGGCCGACGGGTCTGGACACTTTCCGTTCCGATCTCCGGGGTGGATGCCCAGGGTGCAGGTGGTCGGGGTCTTTTTTCCTTTTGGCATTGTTCATCCCCCCTCGCTGAATAGCTGCCTCCAATCGTCGACCACGGTTTTGGCGAGATCCTCTTTTTTCTGCAGGGCCTGGAGCACCGTTTCGTCGATGGTCTTCTCTGCCAGCAGGTGGATGTAGGTGCATGGGTGGTGCTGGCCGATGCGGTGTATCCGGCTCAAGCTCTGGCTATAGGTGGCGAAGTTGAAGTTGACGCTGTAAAAAATGCAGGTGTCTGCCGCTGTCAGGGTGATGCCGGTACCGGCGGTGTCGATCTGGCCGATGAAGACCGTGGTCTTCGGGTCGGTCTGGAACTGCTGGACGATGTCTCCGCGATCCTCTTTTTTGATGTCGCCGTAGATGGCCACGGCTTTCATTCCGGCGGAGCGGAGCGTCTTTTCGCACAGAGCCTCGATCTCGTGAATCTCTGGGATGAACCGGGCGAATATTACCAGCTTCTTTTTGCCCTCGACCACGTAGTCTTGGAGGATGTCCTCCAGGGCGTCCAGCTTCCCCCGACTGACCAGCTTCGGCTGGATGGCGTCATCCTCCACCAGGAAGCCGCCGGTGAACTGCTGTAGGCGCAGGAGCTTCGTCAGAACCGTGGTGGCGGTGATGGTGCCGCCGTCTGCCAGCTCTGCATAACTGTCCCGCCGGAGCCGGTCGTAAAGGTTGCGCTCCGAGCGGCTCAGTGCGATGTAGCGGCTCTCGAAGGTCTGCTCCGGCAGGTCGAGGGCTTCCTCTTTGGTCACGCGGTAGGCGATGCTGTGTTCTTTTCGGATGAGGGTGTCCAGGTCTCTGTACTGGACGATCTGCTTGCGGTTGAAGCCGCCCATCTCACAGTAGCGGCTGCGGAAGGCGTAGAAATTCGTCCCGAAGATGGTAGGGTCTAAAAACCGGTATTGGCTCCAGAGGTCTACGGCTTCGTTCTGTACCGGTGTGCCGGAGAGGATGAGCTTGTACCGGGCTTTGTCCCCCAGCTGGTGCATGGCCTTGCTCTGGGCTGCGTCGTGGGATTTGATGCGCTGGCTCTCATCGGCGATCACCAGGTCTGCGTCGAAGTCCAGGAGGGCGTCGAAGATTTCCTCTCTCCAGGTGCTCTCGTAGTTGATCACCGCCACCTTCAAGTGGGGATAGGGGAACCGCTCAAGGTCTGCCAGGGCCTTGAGGCGCTGCTGCTTCGTGCCCAGCAGGGTGCGGATGGTGTAGGGGAAGGCTGCGTAATCATGGAACTCTTTGGGCCAGACGGCGACCACCGAGGTGGGGGCGACGATCAGCCCCCTGCTGATCCGCTTCTGCTGGTATCCGGCTCCGGCCACGGCGATGGCCGTCAGGGTCTTGCCGCAGCCCATCTCAAAGAGGAAGCCGAAGCCTTTATTCACGGGTGTCGTGTGGATCACCTTCTATCTTGCTTCCCCGGCGCAGAAGCGCCGGGGATTTTGTGATTTTTGGATTAGAGGTCAAAGCCCGGCGCGAAGCCATACGAAATGTAGGCGCTGACGTAGTTCGCGCTCCCGCCTGTGCTCACAAAGCAGAAGCTCGTCGCGTTGCCCGCACTGACCGAGCGCAGCCACCACCACCATGTGCCTCTGTTGGGGCACTCTTTTACCCGGTCTCGCTCCTTCAGGAAGATGGGGAGCTGGAAGCTGTCAGGCTCATCCGGCCACCATTTATCCTCTGGTGCTCCGAAGAGATCTGTTGCAGATGGCAACCAGAGCGGGTCTTCGTATTTCTTTACCTCGCCGCCGATGGTCTCCACGATCTCGCGTGGCCGGATGATGCTCCGCAATTCCTGGGGCAGATGGGGATAAATGTCCTCCAGGACGTGCCTGCGGCCCTTGCTTCCGAAGTATCCGGTCTGATTGGTGTTGTCATCGTTCATCTCGCATTCGTCATAGCAGTCTTTGAAAATAAAGCGTGCCATTTCGCTGTTGACAAATCCGCAAGTCACGGTGATGGTTTTTCCAGTGTCCAGGAGGATGTCCAGTTCGTCGTGGGGCCGGATCATCTCCGGGCCATCCCCGTTCCGGATCGCCGCTTTCAGGTTTGCCAGATCGATGGCTCCATCCCTGATTGTGCGGACGGGTGTTGCGCCAGCTCTATGGACGTGCTCCCGGATGAAGTCCTCCAGGGTCAGGCTCTCAATGCCGGTTTTCATTGCGACATTGTGCTCTGCAATCGCTCCGGTGCTCTCACCCCATCCGGGGAGCTGGAGAAGGAGGTCTGCGCTGTCCAGCATGGCGAGGCAGATCCTCATGTAGTCTCGGTTCTCCATGCCGATGGGCAGGGTGGCCGGGTTCAGCGGCAGGTGGCCTGCCTCGCTGACGATCCGTGCGGCGTCATCAAACTCCGCCTTGTAGGTTTCCAGCCTTGACGAGATGGGGCCGGAAAGAAAAACTTTCAAGGGCTTTTTCATGTCGTTCATTCCTTTCATCTATGCTCCTTCAGCCAGTCAGGCTGTTAAGGGTCTGAATAAGTGCGCACCCACCCACTCAACGCCACCCGATCTTCTTGCCGCAGCGGTGGCAGTGTGTATGGTTGATTTGGACGCGGCTGTTGCAGGCGGGGCAATGCCAGACGCCGTCTTTGTGGGTGGGCTTCCCTGGGGCCTCGTACTTCCGGTGGAGGGTCTGGTACTGCTTTGCCATGGAATTGTAGTCCTGCAGGAAATCCAGGGTGGTCTCCAGGTCGGTGCAGCCCTCCCCACTCAGGGCGGCGAGGATGCGGATGGCCGTCTCGCAGGCGGTGACGTCGGTCTTCCAGATTTCGTTCTCCGGGTCGCTCTTGGCAAACTCTGCGCTGCTTGCCCGAAGGCTCCCCAGCTGGTTGATGATGTCGTTGATGGTCATGGTTTCGTTCATGGTTCATCCCTCCAGGTTTTCAGTTCATCGGAGCGCATACCAATGGGGGTTCTAAAGCCGTTCCAGAGGATATCTACAATGCCCCAGCTTCCCACGCTTACAACCTCTCCAATCTCATATTTCTCCGGGTGTATTGCAAGGAGTTTCATATCTGGTGTGAGTTCCACCTTGTCGCCAATGCTAAAATTGTTATAGGGCATGGCTTCCGTTCCTCCGTTCGATTGCGTCGGGGTTGGCCCATCCAAAGGCGACCAGGCACATATTGGCTCCCCGCACCTGGTGGTCATAGAGGGACATCTTCACGGGGTAATCGGCGAGGGGCTTCGGGTGGGGATTCACCCGCTCGCTGTCGATGGCCTCCTGGACGCGGTGAAGCTGCGACCGGCGCTGGGCGATGGCCGGGGGCAGTTGGACGATGCTGGCCAGCTTGTCCAGCAGCTCCATGTCTGCGGTGCCGGTGAGCAGCTGCGTCTTCCTGTCCCAGCGCATTTTGTTCCAGCTCTTGATGACCGCGAATTGAACGTTGTCTGCCTCTTTGATCAGGAGGGTGCTCCCCTGAAGGGCGATCTTCATGCCTGCGCCGCCTCCATTTCCTGTTCGTAGTCCCCGTAGGCAGTGAGGGCAGCTCTGCTGTACCCGCTGGAGGTCGTTCCGCTGTCGATGGCGGCTCTGGCGTTCCCAGGCCCCATGTTGTAGGCCATGTAGAGGCTGTGGTCGGTGATCCAGCCGAAGCCGTAGCCCTCCGAAAGCTCCCGGATGTAGTCCAAGGCGACGGCGGCGCACTGTACCGGGTCTGTCAGGTCGGTGACGCCGAGGGCCTCCATGCGGCCCGTGTGCCAGCGGGTGTTGACCTGCATCATGCCAATGCTCACGCCGTTGTCGCCCACCGCATCAGTGTCAAACCTGCTCTCCACCCAGGCGATGGCCATGATGGCACAGAAGGTGTCCTGGTCTCCGCCGCAAAGCTCAAGTATTGTGGCCTGGGTCTCTGCGTCCAGTGGGACGCTCTCCAGGAGTTTCGCGGTGGGCGTGGTCTCCGGCGTCGGCTCCGGCGTGGCGGTCGGCCCTATGTAACTGCTCGCAGTCGGGGCCGGGGCGCAAATCTCCGGGGATGGTAAGGGAGCCGAAAGCGCAGGCGTCCGGCTCCCCTGGGTGGCCGCACTCGTGACCGCCATGCCGATGGCGAAAACGGCCACCGCTCCGACGGCAGCTGCCTGCGCGATCCGTCTGCGGCGCTGACGCTTCCGACGAGCCGCTCTCCGTTCAGAGATGCGCCGTCGAGCCGCCTGGGCCGCTTCGAGTGCTTCCTGTTCAATTTCCTGTTCGATGAATTCCCAGTCCATGCCGGTTCCTCGCTTTCTCTCCCGCATTTATTCTTTCGGTACCCGTACCCAGGTGCCGGTTGATTTGTCGCAGACAATCAGGCCGGTCTCTGTCTCCATCACCAAGAGGTAGCTGCCGGGGTGGAGGCCCTTGCTGCTCACCAGAATCTTCTGCTTCCGGGTCAGGCGCTTTAGCTGCTTCATGGGTCACCGCCCATCTCGACGATGATGACTCGCTGGCACTTCCCGTCCAGCCGGATCACCTTTGTCCGCCTGCTGTTTTTGTCGGCCCGGATGGCCCCGGCCTTTTCCAGCGCCCTCATGGCGATGCGCCTGCCGACTCCGATCTCCTCGAAGCTCTGGTAGGCATCTTCCTTGCAAATGGCGGTGCTGCCGCCCCAGCTCCGAAGGGGGGCGTTCTCCGCCATGCCCTGGACGATCTTGCTCAATTCCTCGATTTGGCTGTCCTGCAGTTGTTGCCGCACTGCTGTCCGGCGGAGCTTCCGCTCCTGGCCGTCCAGGCGGCTTTCGATCCCCTCGAAGCGGCCCTCCATGTCCTGGAATCCCTTTGTGACGGTGTCGGTCAGCTGGGCGATGGCCTGGAGGATCATCTGCTCGTTATCCATGCGTCCGGCCCCCTCTGGCTTCCTGGGCCAGCCACCAGGTGGGGTTGTTCCGCTTGTCCTGGTGTGGGCATCCGTCGGCGTCGCAGTCCTCCCGCTCGCAGGATGAGCAGAAGGTCTGGCTGAAGCATTCGTCCCATGGGCTGTTGGCTACGGGGAGGGAGGCCAGGAAATTCCCTAGCGCCTCCGGCGAAGCCGTGAGGACTTCGTAGTTGCTTCTCATGCTGTTCACTCCTTCCCTGGCTTTAGGCTTTCTTCCGGCGCTCCCTGCGGTTGCCCCGCCGCCTTAGATTCTCCTGGTACACGGCCTGCCCACGGGCGGCATCGTACTGGGGGCGGGAATTGCGATCCAGCTTCCCGGTCTTGCCTCGCTCCAGCTCCGTGTAGATGGTGCCGGTGGCAAAGCCCAGCCGGGTGGCAATCGAAGCGGCGCTCTCTCCTTCAGCCCATCGCTTTGCGATCTCTTTTCGGTCGTTTAGTGTCAGTCCCATGGTTTTTCGCCTCCTTTCGCGCCGAAAAGTGCAAAAAAATAAAGGTTAGACAGGCTTGAAACCTTGTCTAACCTAATTATGAGGGCTGCACTCCGGCCTGAACGGCTGCCCGAACATCAAAATCATGGGCATACAGACCAGAAAGATGGTCAGAGCCGCGGCCACCGCCTGTCCGCCCTGCTGGGGGATCACCCCCGTCAGTCCAGGAAGGCCCGCCAGCGTCCCGGTGAGCACTGTCAAAGCCAAGCTGTAAAGGCCAAACAGCAAGGGCAGCAGGCCAGTGACTACCAACTTGCATCCAAGGAGCTTTGGATACGACATCGGGACGGTGGGCAGGTTCTTTATGGTGGCGTGGGTGTTCTCTTGGTCAATCGGCACCCGCCGATCATCAGGGAGATGGGAAGAAATTCCTGAGTGTTGCCCCACACTACATTGGTGAACAAGTGGATAAAGTCGGAGTTGGGGTCTCAGATCTCCGGGCTCACGATCAGCTGAGTGCCGTACTGTGTTACCGGGCAGAGGGCTGGAGCACAATGCCCGCCGGCAGGATCTGGCACCGCCGCAGCTTCCGCCACTCCGTTTGCATGATATTCCACATACTCAACACCTCCTCAAACGCTCTGGCGCTTGTAGACCAGCGCAATCAGGACAGAAACACTGCGGCCTCCGCTCTGGTCATCAGGAAAGCCTGGCCGTGGTGGCGAAAATGGTGCTGGGCCATGTCAGCGAATTGAAGGACAATGACGCGCTCCCGCCAGAGGCCCAGTAGCATGCTGGGATGATCTGTCGGTAGGGGGAGCGGCTGAAATCTCTGGTGGATGACTTGAATCTGAGCACCAAACTGGAATACGCCCTCCAGCCCATCAACAGGGAGACGGTTGATCTGGTGGAGATCAGCCGTCAGGCGATGAGCGAGGTGCTCAACAGCGAACTACCGGAACATGCGCCTGTACAGTGACGGATGACGGCTTTGGAATGGATGCCGCCTGGCTGGTGGCACTGAACCGGACGGCGGATGTCTCCAGTACTCAAGGCGGTGAACACGGCCTGGGCCTCAAACTGGTGCGCCAGATCACAAAGGCACCCGGCGGGACGATTCAATTCCAGCAGGCTGTACCATATAGGCTGAAGATTTGTGTTGATTTCTCCAAAAGTCCCATTTCCTGAGACATAACGTGTGTTTTCTAAGGATTGTCTGCTGTTTTGATGTGATATACAAGGCTTATCAATTGTTTTGTGTACCTCATATCCTGTGTCGTATCCAGTAAAATAGCTCGTACAAACTTAATCCAGAGGAACGGTGGGTGCAGGAAGAACTGCTGGAATGCTTGAATAGTACACACGTGTATATTGCCGCGAGTTCCAATACAAGCAGCGGAGAACCCGCCATCAAAGGGAAGGAGCATCCACAGGATATATGAGGGGGCGCGGCTGTGTGGATGGTTACTACTGGGGTATTCCCAAGCGGCGCTGTCTTTTTATTCCAAGAGGCGTTCCAGACCAAGGATTTGTGTGAATGATTTCAGAAGACCACCAACAACTGGGACATCCGCTACCCGCCTATGCGCTCCTTGCACTAAACACTATGAGGCTGATGCACACGGCTGAAATCGCGGCAATACTCAAGGGGGGACAAGGCTGGGTCAAAGTTGATGTGGAGGCTGGTTCTGTCGAAGCGCTCAGGCTCTGTGCGCCAAGTTGTATGGGAAGAAAGCAGGTGCGGCAGAAAGGGATCGATGAATTGCGCTGCGGGGAACTAGTCTTGGAACTTGCGAAAAAGCAGGGGCGATCAAACGGACGGATGTGATTACGCTCCTGCATGGTTCTCCTGCAAAGATATTTCTGTGTCTCATTGCGCCTTTTCAAAATGAGAAGTTGGTTTTACACGGGAGGAGAACGGGACATGCTGCACGATCGCGCAAAAATCCTTTGATTCAACATTGGAAATACTGCGAGGGGGGCATACGCTCGAATTGCTTCTATATATGAGTTTTACCGAAGAATTAGCCACAGGCAGCCACACAATACACGAAGGTATATGAGAAATTGATTTTTCCTGTTCGATAATGTATGATTGTGAAAAATAACGATGTTTGATGGATACAGGGAGGCACCATGGAAATCTACCACTTTGAACAAATAGTCCTTGATTGGCCCATCTCCGTTGAGCTGAAGAGGTACGGACTGGATTGGATGGTACAAATCACCGGCGGCTGCGCACCTC